TTGACGTTTTGATGTAAGTTCTTTTGCATGAGCTCGAACCTTTTCTTTACGTTCAAACTCTTCTGGAGGCATTTTTAGAGACAGTCCAGCCTTCTTCAGAAGAGATTCAAACGCATCATCTGAATTAACTACCTTGAGTCCTGTTCCGCCGGTGGTACGTCTTACCACATATGACTTACCACTGCCAGGGCCACCTGCTAAGAAAAAGGCCTTGAAGATATTGGGGTCATAAACCCCCTCCTGTAATTCGTGGTATTTTTTCATCCTGTTCTAGTCCTATTAACTCTCCACGATTCTGTATACATCTGCCGTGTCTGGACATCTCTACGACATATTTATGTTCATCTGAAAGTGGTAGATACTTACGCTCCTGTTTTTGAAAATTCATTTTTTTGATTCGGTTTTTGGTCCTTGCCATTTTTTCATTCCTTTTCATTCTAGATTTATTGAGCATAGGTTTTAAGCTAATAGCGTTCTCCTTTCTTTATATGTTTTGATAGAAGTCATCTTTTGTATTAAAAAGACTCCCTCTACCCTTTGGTTTTGGTTCCCAACTATCTTCTGCGTTATCTAATAAATCTTCAAGAGAGTCCTTCACTAAAGTAATATGAGTTTGATGTTTTGCTTCAGTAAAATCAAAATCATGTCTTATTCTTTTAATAAAAAACATTCCTTTATAAAATCTGTCACTTTGTTCATTTTTTGTAGTTTTTATTGCAGCTTTATATGGTAAATCTAATTCTACAATATCTCCAGCATTAATTAATGTGTTGCCGTGAGTCAAAATATTAATTATAAATCCTTGTTCCAATTGCATCATTTGGGAGTTTCTTCTTTGCACCCAATTTTGGGGATTATATGAAGCAAAAGGATATGTGTTATTGGAGGTAATATGACTTGCATCAGAGTGTTCATCTGTATCATGTTCTGTTACAGGCATTACATATGTTCTAGCTGGAAAATCTGAAATTTTAGAACCATTCTCTTCAATCTTAATATCACTATATATTGGGAAATCTTTTCTTTTGGAATTGAATCCAGAAATATGTTTTTCATCTTGGAAATTACTAAACACATCATGTTTAAAATTTTCATATCTTTTATTGAATATATCATGAACAAATAGATTGGAAGCATAAGTTCCTGTTGTATAATTAACAAAAGTATCGGTATTTGCAATAACTTCATAATCCAGAACATTGGATAAATCTTTTATTATATCAATACTTCCTTTACCGGGCCCACTTTGTATTATATTACTGCCAGGAACAAATGTTGTATATGTCATAACAGGGGGTTCTGCATACATACTTGCTAGACTTCTGAAATGATATCCTTTCATTGTTTCGAAAAACTTATAGGTTGGTTCTTTAAATCTTTCTGATATAGCTTCTCTTGCAGCTATACCAATAACATCAAAAGGTCTTATATTGGGAGCAATAATTTTTTTGGTTCCAGATGTAGGTTCAATATACATATCTTTTTTGCAATCAACAAAATCATGCAACATATTTGTAACTATATCTGAATACGCACCTTTTAGTGTCTGGGATACTTTGGTTCTTTGATTTTTCATTATTTCAGAAGTAGTAAAATTCAAAGCATACATTTGAACATTATTACCAGCTTCTGTTCTATTTTCTAAAGAATGAACAAGAAAAACATTTTTTGTAAAATCTATAACAGCACTTTTATCAGTAAAGGTAGTTGTGCTTATTTTGAGTTCAAGATATTCTTGACCAATGATGGGCCCGATGGAAGTTAGAGCAACCGAATCCTGTAATAAAATATTGCCTGTAACTGCTGACATTCCAGTATCTTCAAAGATTGTTATTGCTACTATGGAAGAAGTTAGGTCAATTATTTTTCCAGAAGTAGTTCTAAGTTTTGCAACTTCTAAATCAAAATCACCTGCTTCATTTATCCCGGCCACTACAGTATACTTTCATTCATAAGAGTTTGAAATTCTTCAACAAAGTCTCCTAAGTATGCACTATCTAATAAACGAATGCTGCGTATAGTATCCTGTCGGCGTTCTTCAAATTCTCTGTTGGTGATAGGAATTGCAACATCACTGTCCTTTGTGAAAGAATGTAATTCATCTGAACCAACAGTGAGGCCTATCGGGCCGCCTCCTATTGTATCTGATATCTTAAAGAGGCTAGTAGTATCTTCACCAATCAGTAAATTTCCATCTTCCAGAACAATTGCATCTCCTATATTTCGTGTACTTCCAGATGCTTCATTTAAAATAATACCATCTCCAGTACCATCCAGTTTGATGTTGTTGCCTGCATCGGTTGAAGATCCATCTGTTCCATCTAAAACTATTCGTTGAAAATCATCGTCACTACCATCCAGTACAATATCTTCTCCAACTCTTATGATAAAATATTTTTCATTTTCTGTAAGGTCAGGAATTCTTGTTCCACTAGCAGAAGAATAGAAAACCGCATCCCCTACAGAAAAGGTGTGAACTGTAGTGGTAGTGATATATTCTCCATCCACATCTGAGGAAGGATTAAAAGTTTCTACTGAGGAACCATAGTCCGTTGCTACAGTGCCGACATTAATTTTTACTGTGGTATCTCCTGATTTCTGAACAATTTCAAAATGATGTGTTCCATCAGGATTAGTATATTTGTCATTAAGATATTGTAAAAATTGGGGCCCAGACAATGGCCATTGATGATAACGATCTGTAATATCATTTACAAATAAAACTACCCAGTGATATTGTGGATTATCATATAATTTATCTGCTATGCTCTCAGGGGTTTCCCCTTCCTTTACGTCATAAGTATCAAAAAGGAGAGTGTTAGCTTTAACTTTTGTTCTGACAGCAACACGCTTCATAAGATTTGTTACCATTTTAAATTGGTTGTCACCAACTGAATCGTAAGGAATAAAAGGAAAGTTTGCAAAATACATATTAATAACCTTCTTTAATATGCTGTTTACTGAGAGTTTCTAATTCAGTAAAATTTAATGTAATTTGACTTTTCTGTGGAGGAGGCCCTTGGCCAATTCTACTTGATGTAGATTCATATGCTGTAAACCTGTCAGCACCATATTGTACACTCATAGTAGTAAGAAAACACATTGATATTTTATTGAGAAATGAATTTTCTGCATTTTGATACATATAAGATATATCAAATGTATTGGGAATTTTCATTTCTTTTCTAGTTGTAGGATTAGCATATTCGGGATGCATATTTTCCTTAAAAGTGTGGATAATATTTTCTACTATCCGTGCTTCTTTAACACTTTTGGGTATAAAGGCAAATGTATAGGAAAAGGTTCTGCGGCCAACTCCTTTAAACATGATTTCCATTCTGGGAGTAATTACTTTTCCAGTTTCCATTTGAAGTAAGGTGTTTGCTCCTGGCGCAAAGGTATCCAAAGTTTTTATTATAGCAGTTTGTATACCTTCTTGTGCTCCCGCACCTGTTATCGCTTTAAAAGCACCGCCCAACTTAGAGGAGATATCTCCTCCTCCCTGAGTAAAAGCTTTTATCACTCCTATTCCTACTTCTGCTAGACTGCCGATCTCTTCTTCTGCATAATTTATACCATAATTAACACTCACAGAAGGGGGCATATAAAGTGCTATAGATGTATCTAATCTTGTTCTTGGCATACTGTTTATTCCAAACCCACGATTGGTCTGGCCAGCTGCCGGAACTTTTTTTTCTATAGGGAATTTCTCTAATACTTGTTTATCAATAGATTGTTGTTTAGTTACTCCTCCCGTAAAACCAGTTTGTCCAGGCGGAGCTCCTTTGAAAGACTTTTCCACTAAATTAGCTTCAGCAGTAACATTTTTTCGAAAAGCTGCCGCATCCTTTGCTCTTTTCTCAGCTTTTAATGTTGCAGCAGTTAGGCTGTTTATATTAAATATGATATAATGACCCTGCATTGGGTCAGAATCAACATCAGAAGGATAACTAAAATGCTTAACCTTAAATTTGTCTGATCTTGCAGAATTTTTTATTGGAACTCCACGGCTACTAGTACCGCCAGTTAGACCAGAAAGATTACCACGGGCCAATTTTAGCCCACCACTTACTTTTTGAAGTTGTCGTCCTGCTATAGTTTGAGCTGCTGCTCTGACTATGTTGGAGTCCGCCATGTTTAAATTCCCCTAAATACTTAAAACTATTTATGTCTTACAAAGGTCGTTATACTCCAAAAAATCCCTCAAAATATAGGGGCAAACCATCAGGTATCGTTTATCGTTCTCTGTGGGAACGAAAGTTTATGGTGTATTGCGATACTAGTGAATCCATCCTTGAGTGGGGAAGTGAAGAGATCATTATACCTTATTTATCTCCTTGGGATGGTCGTATACACAGATATTTTCCAGATTTCTATATTAAAGTAAAGCAGCACGATGGTTCTCTCCAAAAGTTTATCATTGAGATTAAGCCCAAGAAACAGTGCAAGCCCCCGACAAAAAAACCAAAAAGAAAAACCAAAAGATGGTTTGGTGAAGTCAAGACATGGGGTATCAATGAAGCTAAGTGGAAATATGCAACAAAATGGTGCGAGAACAATCATATGCAGTTTAAGATATTAACAGAAGACCATCTCAACATTCGATATAAATAATAATATGGCTGTAAGTAAATATATACAAAGTGTTATAGATGCATCTGGAGGCAGACCAAAGTCCACTGAATGGTATAGGGATAAGATCAAGGAACTTGGTAAGCCCGGTGCAATGGATTTGATTCGGGATGGTAAAAGGAATAATAAACCTTTCTATGGTAAGTTAAATATGTTCTTCTATGATCCAAAATGGAAAAAGAAATTACCTTACTATGATACGTTTCCTCTTGTGCTACCTATAGAAAGATATCCAGATGGGTTTCTGGGAATAAACTTGCATTACCTTCCTATTCCGTTGAGAATTAGATTGCTTGATAGATTGGTTGATTTTTCCAATAACACCAAATTTGATGAGAGTACAAGATTGATTGTGAATTATAAAAAACTTAAAAAGATAAAATATATCAAACCCACTATACACAGATATTTATCTGGTCATACTAAATCACAGTTCCGTAGAATAGATGCAGATGAATTTACAATTGCAACACTATTGCCCGTACAGAGATTTAAGAAGGGAACTGATAAAGAGGCATGGAAAGACTCTAGGAGTATGATCTAATGGCAGAAGTTCCCAATTTTATAGAAGGTACAGCATATGGTGTGTTGAATGATATAATTTCATCATATCATAATAATAATGGATATGCGCAACCAAATAGGTTTGATGTAGTAATTACACCACCTGCCAAACTTGGTGGAGGAGGTATGGAAAATGTATTTTCTGGAATGGAAAGAAAATCAGATATTAGAGACATTTCTATGAGATGTGAATCTGTACAATTGCCTGGAAGAAATTTAGCTACAGGAACAGATTCCAATATATATGGTCCTACAAGAGACATTGTAGAAGGTGTAACTTATGCTGAAGATTTGAATATGGTTTTTCAAGCTAGTTCTGGTTTAGATGAAAGAGTATTTTTTGAAAATTGGCAAAGACAGGCTTTTGATGAGAAAACATGGAATATAGGATATTATAAAGATTATATTGGAGATATAGATATATACTTGTTGGATAAACAAAACAAACGAAGATATGGACTTAAAATTCATGAAGCTTTTCCTAAAACCATCACTGCTACTGATTTAAATTATGGAACAAACAATGAAATAATTAAAACATCAGTGAGTTTTACTTTTAGGTATTGGACTGCTCTAAACATAAATCAACAAGGTCCAAACATACAAAATAAAATATTTAAAACAGTTATTGATTCAGCTGAGAGAACATTGATTCGTAATCAACCAAGTGTATTTAAATTATTTTAAAGGATGAAAAATTATGGCACTACCCAAACTAGAAACACCAACCTATGAATTAGAATTACCATCAACAGGAGAAAAAATAAAATACAGACCGTTTTTAGTCAAGGAGCAAAAAAATTTAATGCTTGCTTCTGAATCTGAAGATGAAACTCAAATACAGAATGCTTTAGCTAATATTATTTCAGAATGTACTTTTGGAGAAGTTGATCCATATGTAGTTCCTTTATTTGACGTAGAATTTATGTTTCTTAGAATTCGTGGAAAATCTGTAGGTGAAAAGATTGAATTAAATGTACTATGTCCAGATGATAATAAAACCAGAGCAAAGGTAACTATTAATTTGGAAGATATTGATGTGCATATGAAAGCTAATCATAATAATGAAATATCTGTTACAGACAATATTACAATATTTATGAGATATCCTACATTAAAAGATATGACAAATATGGGAACTGATATTAGTGATGTAGATACAGTTTTTAGTTTAATTAAAAAATGTGTAGCTGAAATTCATGATGAAAAAACAATACATAATAGAATTGATATTTCTGAAAAGGAGATGGAAGAATTTATTGATAATTTACCATCAGCAATATTTGAAAATTTAGGAGAATTTTTTAATAGCATGCCAAAAGTTCAACACCCTGTTAAAGTTACTAATCCCAAAACGAAAAAGAAAGGGGAAGTTATTATTGAAGGAATCCAAAGTTTTTTCGAGTAGCCCTCTCTCATGATTCTGTAACAAATTATTATAAAACTAATTTTGCTTTAATGCAACATCACAAATATAATTTGACAGAATTAGATAATATGATGCCTTGGGAGAGGGAAATTTATATGGGGCTATTAATGGAACATCTTGAAGAAGAAAGAGAAAGGTTGGCTAAAGAAGAAAGTAGTAGATAGAAATGGAAATATTATCACCATCTGGCGCAGCTCTTGGAATTACTGAGTTCATTCTACCTTATATCGGTATGGTGTTAATTGTTGTGTTTGGATTCATGCTAAAGGATTTTGCTACTAAAATGAGTAAGGGTATTGCCTTCTCTATGAATAAGCAATTTCAAGAGGGAGATCATGTTCTTATTGATGGTGAACGAGCACTTATCGTTAAGATAGGGTTTACACAGACCGTATTTGGTGTTACAAAGAGTAATGGAGAATTTGATGGAGATTATGTGTGGAGATATGTGCCTAATGAACGTATAGATTATCTCAAACTTGAGAAGATAATTTTTGACCAAACTCCCCTAAATAATAAAGACAATATTAATGTCAATACAGAGAAAATAAAGGAAATGAAAAATGGCTCAGAAGGAAACTGACACCTCTACTGTTAATATTGTTGAGGTAGACAGGTCTACTACAGAAGCTGCAAGTTGGTATAATGCATCACATGCTCAGGCAATTGATAAATGGAGAATATGGCCACGACTCCTGATCACTTTATATGGTGTAATGTTCTATCAAACTACAGCCTGGTTTATGTCATTACCAGATCCCACTAATGCCCAGAGTGCATTTGTCAGCGTCATA